CATGCCCGGTGAGAGCCACGAGGCGTACCTTTCGTTCTACGAAGGGGGTAAGGCTACCGAAGAGGCAGAAGAGCCATCAGTGAGCCGTATAGAGGCTCTCAGGGCTGTTGTAGCTGAGATACTAAAGGTAGACTTTGCCAAGGCTGAATATCAGGGTGAAACTGTTACCCTAAACAAGCCTCGGCGTATCAAGGGTGGCAACAAGAAGTTTGAAGTATTCGTACAGGACGGTGGTAAGGTTAAACGGGTAGCTTTCGGAGACCCTAACATGGAAATCCGTAGGGACGATCCTAAAGCTCGTGCCAATTTCCGCTCCCGCCATTCTTGCGATACCAAGAAAGATAAAACAACGGCTGGCTACTGGTCATGTCGTATGTGGGAATCCAACACATCGGTGGGTGAAATGACAAAGAATATTGAAGGTAAAATCCTCAAGACTGACGACGAACAGCGTATGGTCTACGGATGGGCTTCTGTAGTTACAGAAAAGGGTGAGGCAGTTATTGATCGTCAGGGTGACGTTATCGAAGCTGGCACACTGGTAAAAGCCGTTAATGAATTTATGGAGCATGTGCGGGTCGGCAAGGCCATGCACGTTGGAGATCAGGTTGGCGTAGTTGTCCACTCTCTTCCTATCACTAAAGAAATTGGTGATGCTCTTGGTATCCAGTCTGATCGTGAAGGATGGGTTGTCGCTTACAAAGTATTCGATGATACCGTCTGGGATATGGTCAAATCTGGTGAACTCGCTGCGTTCTCTATAGGTGGACGTGCTATTAAGGAGGAAATCTAACTTGCCTAATCTCCTGAAAAACTTGCACCTTGAAGAACTTTCCCTTGTGGATCGTCCAGCCAATGCACAAGCAATGGTTTCCCTCTTCAAGCGTGACAATTCCGAAGAGGAAATTACAAAAATGAATGAAGATATGGAAGCCAAAGTAAAGGCGTACATGGATGACAAAGGCTGTGGACGTGGCGAAGCTATGAAAGCTCTCGGTTACGACATGGAAAAAGCTGACGAAGCTGTTGAAGAGGTCGCTGAGAAGTCTGACCTTGAGGCTGTAGAAGCTCCCGAAGTTGATGTTGAAGCACTTAAGGCTGATGTTGATCGTCTTACTGCTGAAAACCAACACCTCCGCAAAGGTCTGATTGACAACGGTTACGTTATTCGTGCCGACTCAATTGAGAAGAAAGCGGAAGAAGAAATGATGGACATCGACGGTGAGATGGTAGCTAAGAGCGACATCCCAGCCCCAGTCCTGAAAGCACTTGAAGCTGCTGCTGTAGCCAAGCGTGAAAGTGAAATCGAAAAGGCTGACATTGAGTTGACAAAGAAAGCAGAAGAAGTTCTGCCACACTTTGAAGCTGGTGCAGCTAAGTCACTTCTGAAATCATTCTCAGAAGATGAAGCAATTATGGTAATGCTCAAGGCCGCTGATGCAGCTTTTGAAGCCTCCATGCAAGAATTTGGTAAGTCCGATGTAGACGGTGAGTTCGCTACCTCTGCTGACAAACTGGATGCTCTCGTAAAGTCCTACATGGACGAAAACCAACTGAAAAAGAGTGAGTTCGCCAAGGCTTATGCTGCTGTAGCTAAGACCGACGAAGGCAAAGCACTCATCACTAAATCCTACAAAGGGGAATAACAATGGCCGTTATGCAGTCTCGTGATAACCGCACTTTTATCGCTGGGGAAGACCTTTCCGCAGCACAATTCAAATTCGTAACTCTGGAAGCTGACGGTCAAGTTGACCTAGCTGACGCTGCTGGTGAGAACGCTATGGGCGTATGTCTTGCTGGTGCTGCTGCTGGCGCTGCCGTGACCGTATGTGTCTCAGGTTCCGTCATGGTAGAAGCTGGTGGTGCTATTACTGCTGGCGATCAAATCCAAACTGGCGCAGATGGCACAGCCCTTCTCGCAGCCACAGGTGATGTTGTACTTGGTTATGCCCGTGAAGACGGTGTAGATGGTCAGATCATCGAAATCGAAATGATCCAAGGTGGCAACGTAGCTGCCTAATCTAGCATTTAAAGGAATAATCTAATGCCACTTTTGACCCCATCTCAGGTACATATTGACCAGCCGTTGTCTAATCTGACACTGGCCTATGTACAAGAACAAACTAACTTTGTCGCTGATAAAGTATTCCCAACCGTAGGCGTTGCTCGTCAGTCTGACAAGTTCTACACCTATGACCGTGCGAACATGAACCGCTCTGGTGACGTAAAGAAACTTGCGCCACGCACAGAAGTTAATCGCATCGGTATGGCAATCTCCAACGATGCTTACTACGCTGACGTGTATGGCCTCGGCATGGACTTCGATGAGCAGACTATCGCTAACGAAGATGCAATGTTGGAAATCCGTTCCGCTGGCGCACAGACATTGACAACTCGCTTGTTGATCGACCGTGAAGAGCGTTTCGCTGACACATTCTTCAAGGCTGGCGTCTGGACTACAGACGTAACTCCTGCAAACTTGTGGTCTGACTACACTAACTCCACACCAATCTCTGACGTAACTAATGGTCGTCGTACCATGCAGTTGGCATCAGGTGGCTTCAAGCCAAACACAATGGTTGTTGGTAAAGAAGTTCGTGACATCTTGGTTAACCACCCAGACATCCTCGCCCGTTTGAACGGTGGCGCAACTGTAACAAACACAGCTTCGATTACAGATGCTAAATTTGTTCCTAAACTATACTGTTAATTGTTTGTAAAGAATAATTTTTTTTTTAAAATAGTGAAGTAAAACATTACAGTAACTATTAATTAAATCAATTGAGATTAAGATAGTAGTGGTGAGCGATATCTTAATAGTTTATTTTTTTTTAATGAATTTGCTATTAAAAAGGTTGGAAAACTTTACTATAAAAAATAATAGTTTTGTAGATAGCATATTAATTTATAAAATTATCTAAATAGTGTGGGGAAATATTTTAACGGATTTAAATTATAATACTAATTTTAACTTGCAATTTCCTAATTCTAAAACAGATATACTAATACATTTAGCTCAGTGACAGTATTGGTGATGGTTTTGGTTCTCATCCTTATGGGGAATGTACTACTTGTTTTTAGCAAAAACTTTAAGAAATCGAACTTTAAAATTTAGACCTAAAATAGCATCAACTTTTAGACCTCATGGTAAATGGGGGGACATGATAATATGTATACTACCACTTTCGTGGTGTTTAAACATTTTAGTTAGTTCAAACTACCTGTTAAAAGTCCTAGAATGGCAAGCTGAATCCAGTTTATTTACTATTAGGGTTAGGGGTAAACAGTGGTATTGGGTTTATAAATTTGATTTTAGAAATTTTACTGATATTATATCCGCCCCTAGAAACGTTGGTAGAAATAAATGGACCTACAGTTTTTGCGGCGAAATTCAAACGTCTAGCAATTATTACCATTTAATGCAATTAAGGTCTCAAAGCAAGTTTATAAAAAAATTTTGAGGTTCTAACTTAGATAACTTTACAGAAGAGGCCTCTTCGAATAATATAGCTTTAATAGAGAGTTATCTTAGAGGCACTCATAAATTAAATCAACCAAGAAAAAGCAAAAAGCTTAATTTTAAATTTTTATGTGCAAATAAAAATTATTATAATAAAGTTGATGTTTTAAATGATATTACGAAGGGTATTGTTGAGACTAGAAAACCTGCAAGCAAAGAACTTATTCTTAGAGGATTTACTAAAACCAAAACACCTAGGGCAGTAATTTCTAAAAAAGATGCAATTACATTATTAAACAAAAAAAAAATTCAATTATATTATAAAAAATTTAAAGAATACAAAATAATAGATTTAAAAGAGCAAAAAAAAACTAAACCAAAAAAAAGCCTACAACTTAAATTATTATCTAGAACATATCTTAGAAAGAGATTACCAATACCACAAGGATTTAAAAAACTCTTGTGTGAAATGAAACTAAAAAGAAATCTAAAAACGAATTCTTTAAATAAAACACGCTTTAAAAAAAAATTTTTAACAACGCGAGAAATAAAAGAATTATTACATAAATCACCAAGCAGCGTATCGAATAATAAAAAATCTAGTATGAAGGCTGGTGCTGGATTTTTAGTTCATAGTCGTTCAAAAAGTTTTAAAAAACCTTTAAAACCTTTAGAAATTGTACAAAACCTTCGTAGCGGATTATCAATAGAAGATAAAAAAAAGCGGGAAAATCATTTAGAGTTTCATAGAAAGCTTATAAACGAGGATTTAAAGAAAAGATCAGCCCAAATGTTACAATATAAAGCAGAGTTTGAAAAAGAAGTTAGAAGAAAAAGCTTAATGATACGCTTTAAGAAATTTCTAGGTAAGGAGCCAATGAAAAACATTGAAGCTATTAAAAAAAAAATATTAGAGGGCGCTGCTATTAGAAAATTTAATGATAAATTTAATAATAGAAATAATAATTCCTTAAAATGTCTTCAAATTAAAGCCCCAAAAGCTTTAATTAATAAAATATTAGCAAAAAACGAAATAATTAAAAATCGAATTCGGGCAATTGAAATAAGGTTTGGTAAACGAAAGTTGGCAAGAATGGCAGAAAAACAAGCCCAATCAGAAAATTTGATGAAAAAACTAATGGCACGCAATAATAAGCGCTTTAAGAAAAAAGTCCGAATGGAACTTATAATTAAAATTCTAAAAGAACGTCTAGATGTTAATCATTTGAAAAATAAAGGATTAAAGTTTAAAATCACAAAAAAAAGAAAATTACTAATCTTTTCGAAAGGGGGGTATCTAAACACGATTAAAAAAAAAAGCGAAATAATGTCAGCAATTGAAAGTTTAGAAGAATTTAGAAAAGGCGAACAAGAACAAAATAGAAAATTACTTAAAAAGCAGGCCCAAACACAGGCTAAAATAAAAAGGTTAAACAAAATATCAGCCCATTTATTATTATTAAAGAAAAAAAAAAAGGAAATAAAATCTCTATGTTTAATAAATGAGGTTGTGATGTCTACATGAACTAGTCCTAAATCCCATACTTACGCATCATGCCCTGATGAAACATTCAAGAAAAAAGTTTCTTTTTTAAAATCTGGTCTAGGGTTAGCTTATTTCCAAGTATTCGATAAAAAACTACCATATTCAATAAGTAGTTGTATGAGCCGAGAAGATAGTTTTAAAGATGTAAAGAATCAAATGGGTAAAAAAAACCCTATACATTTGGTTAAAAATCAAATAAATAATGACGTCATTAAGGCCTATAAAGATAATTACATGCTTAGGTTTAAATTTCACGATAAAAATGCATTATTAGAAGATAAAACAACTACAAAGCCAATGTATTTCTGCTTTAAGCAAAAAAGGTATAAAGTTAGGAATCAAGTAACGGAAATATATTCTGATTACAATTATAAAAACCATAAAAAAAAACCTTTATCATTTACTGGTAACCACGTTTTAAAAAATAATTACAATGTTGAATCAAATACTAATATTAGTAATAAAGCAAAAGGTTCTTCAAAAAAAACTGATTTAAAAATGATTCAAGATTTGAGAAAAAAATACCAACTTATAAATAACACTGAAGGTTCAAATAGGCTACAAAGATTAATTAAAAAATCTAAAGCTAGGAGTGAAAATTTTAATGTTACTCTATCTAAAAGATTGTTAAGGGTAAAAAAAACTCTAGTAATACCTACCCATGTTAATATTACAGCAATAACAAACTCATACGATGTAGTTCATTCATGGTTTATACCAGGTTTAGGTTTAAAAATGGATTGTGTTCCTGGAAGATCTACTCATCATACTTTTTATGTGGATAATGCTGGTTTTTATTATGGTCAGTGTGCCGAGATATGCGGTAGGTACCACCACCACATGCCTATTAGAGTTTGCGCATTACCATTTGAACATTTTTTATTATGGTGAAATAATTTTGGACTACCCCACCTTATGCGAACAGGAAAAAAAGACTTCATTAAAGAATATTCCTTTAGAAAATATTCTTGATAAGAGTAGGTCTGTAAAGTTAAGTTATTGTTTGAAAATATATTTATATGGGGCGTTGGTTGGATGCTTAATAATTTAGATAAAAGTGTAATCATAAATGAAATTTATACTTAAACCGCACTGTAAGTTGTTTTAAATTTTATATGATTTTACTTTTAATGTAGATTTTTTTTATATAAAAATTATTATGAAGAGACTGCTAGCGCTCAGTTTAAAAAAAAATTTCGCCAAGAATCACCTTTTCAAAGACTTATAATAAGTATTGATAGCCCTATTTTAGTTTTAAAGTTTAAATAGTTAATACTGTAACTAATTTTTTTATAATATTCCTTTATTTTTTTGTGAGCTTATACTTAAATTTAGTTTACTTAATTATTTTAGCTAGTTTTATATATAATTGCTCAATTTATTTTCACATAAATATTTTTATGATTATAGTTTTAATCTTAAGTTATAGTTTGAGGTTTTATGTTTGACTGCTATATTATAGTTTTTTAAATATGTATTGAACTTCTATGCTAGCAATTCTTATAGGGCTGTCATATACGCAATTTATTTATATTTTAGACTTTATCAGTAGCATTGTTTTTTATGATGTTCTAAATTTATTATTGTTTTAATAAAAATTTATTAATATGTTAAAAAAAGGGATAAACAACTATATTTTTATAATGCAAACTTTTATATTTAGGCTCGCAACCCTATATTTTTGATGGCTATGATTAATAAAGAATATTTAACTTTAGTTTTAAATTTAACTCAAATATTGTCGTAATAAACAATTTTTCTAATAATTATATAACATTCAGCTATTTTTTTTTTAAATAATATGTATACATATGAAGCGTTGGTTGGATGCTTAATAATTTAGATAAAAGCGTAACCATAAGCGAAATTTATACTTAAACTATACTGTAAATT